GTGATTGGTTAAGTTGCTGTGGTGAAAATCACTTTGCAGAGATGGAAAAATGATGTATAATTCCAATCTTGGAACGGAGGTTAAATGTTTACAGTAGAAGAAATAGCAGCACAGATGGGCAAGTCAGGTAGGTGGGTTAGATATTTATGCAATAGCGGTAAATTAAACGCAATTAAACACGGAAATGTTTGGATAATTTTGGAGGCATGGAAATGATTACAAATCTAACAGTAAACGGAGTAGAAATAACAGTAGAGTACGACCTGGACATTAGCGCAGTATTTTTTGGCGATTTAGAATCAGAATACGTAGAAATTAACATTAACAAGATTATGTGGATGGGTAACGATGTATTGCCGCTTATTCATGCGCTAGAAGGTGTAGAAACGCTTAAATTGATTATTAGAGATAGATTTGAGGACATACAATGAACTACGCTGAAATCAGAAAGGTAAACGTAAATGAACACATTGAACAAAAAAACGGACTTAATTACCTCTCCTGGGCTTGGGCAGTCGACCAGCTACTACAACTCGATTCTGCGGCTACATGGTCATACGGTGAACCCGTACGCTTCGGTGACACGCTCATGGTGTTCTGCACAGTCAAAGCTTTTGGTAAAGAAATGACTGCTCAACTACCTGTCATGGATTATCGCAACAAAGCTATTGCAAATCCTGATGCAATGTCTGTCAATACGGCAATGCAAAGGTGTCTTGCCAAAGCTATTGCGTTACATGGTCTTGGGCTATATATTTACACGGGCGAGGATTTGCCTCAAGAGGATGTTGTGGAAAAAACTAAAGTAGAACCACCGAAACAATCTATTATTCCTACGGCTGGTGCAATGGATAATATGGATGAAGAACAAAAATTGTTTATTGATGATTGTGCAAAAAATATTACAGCTCATTTTGAAGCTAATGACAACTTCAATATGTTGCAAGATTATAATTCTTTAGATAATGAAGAAAAGGTAGCTGTTTGGTCTTTATTAGGCAGCAAAGTTCGTAGCACAATTAAAAAGATGAAGGAGCAATAGCATGGCTGAAAAGAAAGTATATTTTGATAGTGGCTTTACTAACGCAGTTAAAAAAACTAGCGATAAATCACCAGACGTTAGAATTAATATGACGTTAAGCACAGAAACACTTAATGCAATTATTGCAGCAGGCGGCAAAATGCAATTGTCAGGCTGGAACGCTAATTACGGCAAAGGTGATACCGTTAGTTGGAAAGCATCAGCAGATACATTTGTACCAAAGAGTGAGCCAGGCAAAGAAAATGGCTTTATTGCAGACAAAGACGAGGATAATCTCATACCGTTTTAATTTATACCTTGCTAAAATATCGTTTTTGTGGTATGATTCAACTTTAAATAGGAGAATCTCATGAAAAAATGTTTTAAATGTAATGAGGAAAAGCCATTATCTGATTTTTACAAACATTCTGGAATGTTAGATGGACATCTTGGAAAATGTAAACTTTGCACTAAAAAAGATGTTCATGAATTAAGACATAATAGTGATAGTAGAGAAAAGATTTTGGCTTACGACCGTGCTAGAGGTAATAGGCAATCTTCAGATTATATGAAAGAATATAAAAAAAGATATCCTAACAAAGCCAAAGCACATAGCATGATAAGAAATGCAGTAAAAAGTAAAAAATTGTTTAGCCAACCATGTGAAATATGTGGAAAAGAAAATACTCATGGGCATCATGATGATTATTTAAAGCCATTAAATGTAAGATGGTTGTGTCCTGAACATCATAGACAATGGCATGCGCTTCATGGTGAAGCTTTAAATGCTATATAAACGAAAATGGGCGAAAGCAGTAATTAGTCTGAACCATCGACATTTCAGACCATGATATATTGTGCAAAATCTATCAACCATTGTTAGTAGCCCATCCATTACAGGAGTAAGTTATGTATTCAACATTTAGTGAACCATTAGTAGTAATCAATAACTTTATTGCATTAAACGCACCTTCAGAAGCATTGTTAAACGAACGCTACACGCACGTAGAGCGCATAAAGTTTGAACTTGATAGCAAATATCGTCTGCACCCAAATAACTTCGTAAAACACGCTTCTACGGAGTTAAAATAATGGAACAATTAGAAGATAAGTATTACAAGACAATAGGCAAGAATATTGCTTTGGAATTGGGATTAGATTTGCCACAAGAGATGTGGCTAAATTTAGGAAGCTATGCCTGGATGGTCACAAACTTTGTGCAAGCTGAACGCAACAGAGATTTGAGAGAAAACGTCAATCAAGCGCAATGGGGTGATAAGCAATCAGAAAAAAAACAGGATATAGTGGGAGCTAACGGACCAACAGGGGAGCATTACGACTACAATGATTGATGTTATTTTAAGTTACGTTATTTGTTACGCCAGCGCCTTTGCATTAGGTTTCTGTACTGCATTGACGCTGGTTTATGTATATATGAAGTTGGCGCAGATTTGATAGCTGTTACATGTAACGCAGAAAGCCGAAAAACTCGTTACTTGCTATATCCTCTGTTGTCGGCTTAACCGCCAGTAAAATTATTTGCGTTCAAGTATTTTAATTAAATTTGGGTCATAAACAACATAATTAGTTGAATTTCCTTCAATTCCTCGTGTTGCTATATCTGGGTATTTGACACCTGGAATACCATTTTGTAATAACCAATCAGAAGCATCTTTTTGTGGATTTTTAGAACCAGACCATTCAAAGTTTTTAGTAAGCTCATTATATAAATCTCTTCCACTTTGACCTGTTATTCCAGAACCCCATTGTTGCATAGCTTTTTCTGATAATGGTTTTCTTACTTCTTCTGGCACTTGTTCATGCCAATCTAACATTTTAGGTATTGCTTTATCAGCAATATCTACTTTATACATATTACCTTTTGTTGCTTTTCCTTGATTGATTAAATCAATTGCATCTTGAGTATGTTTTCTACCTAATTGAGTAGTATCATTAGATAATTTTTCATTTAAAGCAGAGATTGCATTTTCTGGAGTTTCATAATTTTTTAAATATCTAGAAGCAGTACCTTCTACTCCGAATTTAGGGGCTTTAAAAGGTTCTGCACCTTTTGGATTTTCAGCAAAATAAAAACCATGGCTAAAGTTTTGAGTACCAGAACCTGTGCCAATTTTAGATAAATCAAAATTTTCAAAAGTGTGTGGACTAGCGTGATATGCAGTAATCCCAAATGGAGCAATGCTTAATCCAGCATTAACAGCTTCCATAGGATTGGCTGATGATTTTTCATTTAACTTTGCCATAATTGGCGCAGTATCTCCATGCAATAACAATGCAGCCAAAGCATCTTTATTTTTATATAAAGCACCTTGTTTTAAAATTTCTTGTGGATTTCTTAACGCATTGACTAAACCTTGCACATTGCTTTTAGTCGTGTTCGCTATGTCATCATACCAAGCCATATCTGCCCCTATTTCTTATTCTTAACATAAAATAAACTGCGCTCACCAAACAAGTAAAAGCCTACAACAGAGGCAAAGTTAGATACTTGCTCGTTTACTTCACCATCACCGGCTAACGCTAGATAAGCCCACGTTCCCAATACTAGGATGCCAATTGTAGGGCGCATTAAGCGGATAATAGCTTCTACCCACGGATAGCTAGGGTTGCCACCACCAGCTTCGTTCATCACCTTAAAGAACTCAAGGTCAATTTGTTTCATTTGTGCATACTGTTCAATAGTAGCAGGCTTAAATTGGTCAGGCGCAATAAAGCGATTAATAAGGGATTTGCCTAAGTCTACTGCTACAGGGCCAAGAGCCGCTAGGATTGTAATCGGGTCGATGATGCTACTCCTTAAATTGTTTTACCTGCTTGGAAGTCTGCAAGTGTTAATCCAAAAGTCTGCTGACAATGTGCTAGTTCCTTAAATGTTTTCCACCGCCCAGCCCATTCAAGGCCAACACTTTCTGCTATCTCGCCACACTTGGTAAACAATGCAGTATCAGCCCACATAGCTTTTCCGTTGACAATAGGCACAAAGTCGAAGGCTACACGCCAATTATGAAATGATTGACCGCCCTTAGCGTTAGTTACCTTCTTGCCTAGCAAAGTCCTACCTTGAGCATACAAAGCGTTTTGGCTTTCAGCATCACGATAGGTAGATGTAATCAATACGTCTATGTTTTGTTTAGCGCATGATGCAATAAACTGCTCGCATAGCGTCTTAACCTTAGGATGTAAGTCGGAAAGGTTACGACTGTTTATCATTTTAGATTCTCAAGCTTGTAGATTAGTGACAAGAACTCACCAACCACTTCATCGACCACATTTTGTAAGGCAGTATCTTCTTTAGGGATGCATTTGTAACGGTTTTTCTCAATGTAAGATAGCTTCTCAACAAAGCAGTAAATAGGCTCTTTATACTTCTCTGTTTCTGTAAGGATAGGGATGTCTTTAATGATGCCGTACCGTCCTTGATATGCTTCAGTTAGCTTATCTGCTAGTTCTGCAATGTCCTCGTAGAAGTGACCAAGGGCTTTGTGCTGTGAATAGCTTTTAGTGCGTAAATGCTCTCTGTGTGCTACGTCACGGGCTAGAAATATTGTTGCTATAAATTCGTTAATCATTTCTCATCCTCTAAATCAATTATTCCAATTAAAGTTTCATCATAAAAATTACATTCCCCACAAACTTGCAAATCCTCTAGAGCATCATCTTGCTCGTAAATATCTCCGCAACATTCGCAGACTTTAATTTTCATCATAATTTTTTGTATCCCCTAAACTTGTATAATCGTGCAATTTTGCGCATCTGCTTATCAAGCCGTCTAGCAATTATGTGTCTGCCGTCAATTAATAACTTGCCGTTTAATGTGCGTATGCGATGTAATATCATATAAAAAAAGCCCCGAAGGGCTATGCGTATCTATTTTTTAAGTATTTCAGCGTTAAAGGCAATTCATCAAATCGCCCATCCTCTACATCGTAAAGCATATAAGCGCCTCTAAAATGATTGTTACCTTGTGCGCCTAGATAATCCTCTTTATGCTCGTAACAACTGCCTGCGATTATGGCGGTCATTTCTGTGCCGTCAGCACGCATACCGTAAGCAACGTTTCGCCCTTGTTGATGCCCTGCAAAACAACTCATGTGCTTCTTTGTAAGAAGTGCTTGAGCGCTACAAACAGGACGACCCATGGGGCCAGAAGTAAAGTAATGAGAATAGGCAATGCCATCAATAACAACAACTTCGAGAAAAGGATAAACTTCCCAGTCTTGATACGGTAGGTCA